GTGCAGGTCTTCGATCTCAGTCCCGAAGAACGTGGTGCTGCATTTCGCGCAGTAGTACCCAACCACATACTTGTTGGGATTGAAGCCGTGCCAAAGAACGTATGTCATGGTGATAAACGCGATGTTCAGAGCCGTGATGTCATCAGGCGGCGTCGGCAATGTGATAGGGAAGCGCACTTGCTGATGTCCGTACATTGGTCTCCAGTCTGGTGTAAAAAGTGTGCTTGGCAGGGCACGAGAATTGAGCAACAGCGCCGATGGTGCCCAACCATCTTTCCAGTCCGGTCGGGTAGGATTGAGCCGGACAGTATGGGCATTGCAAATGTGTTGGGGTTGTCACAACTTTCTCCTGACCTTCTTCTGCGGTTTGTCCTCTGCTGTCTCCGGCGTTGGTTCCGGCATCGGCGCTGGCTTCTCAGGGGCAGGATCGCCCGTGACCTTCTGCTTCACCTTTGCGCCGTCGATCAGCAGATACTCAAGGTCGTAAGAGTTGATCGTGTCGCGTGCTCCATCGGACACCCACTTGCCCGTGAGCTTGCGGCCAGTGCCGACTGTTGGATCACAGCCGGAGCCGCCTTCGCAAATAAACTCGCGCGCCTTCGCAGACGCCTTGGGCAAGTAGAAGATTCCTTCTTTGAAAACTCCGTGCTTGCCCTTCAGGTCAATTCCAAAATCGTTCATAGTTGGATCACCAGTCCTATGCAGGGCACAGGGAAGAAGTAGAGCTTGCGTTTCTTGCTGTCCCAGAAGAATCCGACCCACAGGTCGTACCACGCAAAGATGGGTTCAATGCGCGGCATAGACATGCCTTCCGAGTCGTAGCTTGAAGTCTTCCAAGCTCTCGCCGACGTTCGGCCAGTGCTTCGCGTTGCACCTATCACGTCCGCCACAGCCGTAGGCCCCGTCCGGGTAGCGGTTTAGAGTGAACACATAACCGAACGGAGCCATAGAGAAACCGATCTGCTCGGGGAATGTTTCTTCGTTTGTCATTTCCAACTCTCTCCTCTTTTAATTCGACCGAACTGCGAACTGCTGATGTCGTACGCGCGCATAATTGCTATGCGTTCTCCGCGTGCGCCCGTGTAGTTCCGTCGAATCTCCTCTACCTGCTCAAGCGTCAGCTTGGTAGCGGGACTCTCCCGAACGTTTTCTGTATGGGTTGCGTCCTTGAGATGTGAAGGACGGATGCAGGCACGGTTATGGCATTTGTGAGCAACCTCTTTAGGCCAGTAACCGTGCTTCTCAAAGAACGCGACGCGGTGAGCGAGTCTCTTCTTGCCCTTGTAAAACCGCTCACCGTATCCGTCTTTGCTCTTGCGGCCAGACCACTCGCGGCAGGGTGTCATTTCTGCCAGTGGCTTCCTATATTTCCGTCATATTCCATCACCACCTTCGTCATCACTTCGGCAGCCGCCCTTGTGAAGGCGTTGCCAACCATGTGAAAAGGAATGTCGCCGAATCGTTTCGGATACTGGATGATGAGTTCGTCGTGGACCATGCTCAGGATTTTGCATTTGAACTCCGGCAGGATGTGCCAGAGGTATCCCTTGCCATCTTTGTCGAAGCCACAGCCCATCGCGCGCTTGATGATGGAAGCATTCGTTCCCTGAATGCTCATGTTCTTGCCGCGCCGTTCAATCGAAGCAAACATCCCCTTGTACATCGAGGAGATTTCCTTCGTGCTCGGATCGCGGTGCGTGAGCCTGTATTCTTCCTCTTCGTCAGGCTCACGAAGTTCACGCTTCTTAAATGCGAGGAGGTTCGCTTCCGCGTCCTCTTCGTCAAGTTCTAAGCGGTCGTCGTGTTCCTGAATGAAGAACTCACGCGCACCATCCCACGTCGGATCAGGGAAGGATCGGCGGCGACCGTACATGTCGCGTGCTTCCTTCTTGAACCGGGCCTGCTCACCGCTCCGCTTCAAATATCCCCATATGTCGGGGAACTTTGACTCGTGCAGCTTCATCAGCACCTTGGCTTCGTCCGGCGTGATGCCGAGTGCCTCAGCCAGTGCCGATGGACCACCGCCGTATGCCAGCAAGAAGTTCGTGGCCTTGTTGCCGTCGCGCAACTTCTTGTGCTCAGGGCAGTCGCACTTCAGACGGAGATACTCACCGTTCGCGTTCTGTGCGAAGTAGGCACACGGAGGGACCGTCTTTGGTTTGCCATCCTTACCAATGACCGCAGAACCATCTGCGTTCATCAGCGGGATGCGTTCGGTCTTTACGTGCTCAATCGTCCAGCCTTGCGGCGAGATCAGCGATTTGATCGTGAGCGTCGGCCACTTCTCTGGGTACAGGATTTCAGTACCAACGGAGTGAACGTCGTGACCTTTACGGAATGCGCTGATCCATGATTCGGCGTTGGCAAGCTCCGCAATGATGCGTAGCTCCGCGCCGCTCATGTCGATTGTCCCGATTACATATTCCTCAGCCTTCGTCTCGCATGGCAGACCGCACTTCTGGCACAGGTAGTCGCCAGTGATGCAAGTGGTCTCCGCGTCGCAGCAGACAGAAATGCGGATGTTCTCGTTCGGAGGGTCCGCGATAAAGCAGAACCGAACCTCGTCATCCTTCGGCAAGTTCTGCGCGTTGGGCTTCGATGAGGATGATCTTCCGGTTTCTGCCTCAAGCTGATTGAAGACGCAGTGCAGCCGACCATCGCCGGGATGCAACCAGCCCTCTTCTTTGCAGGGCTTGGTGGACCACTCTTTAGTCCACTGCTCGCCGTACGTTCCGATGTCCTTCTTCAACTTGCTCAAGCGCAGGAGCGCCTGAATCATCGGCTTGTCGTTGTACTTCAGCAGCGTGTCTTTGTCGGTCGCGTCGATGGTGGTGAATCCACGCATCTTTTGGAACGCGGCCAGCAGTTGCTTGCCGGAGTTGTAATTGATGAGGGCTTCGCCAGCGCACTTCACGACGAGGTTCTTCGTCTTGGTGTGTCGCTTGCTGACTTCCCCGTGGGTAACGCGGGCGGCAGCCTTCAGATCGCGGCGATTCTGCTCCAACTGAAGGAATGCTGCCTTCAGTTCAGCGCGTCGCATCGGCTCTTTCTTATTCGAGACGAGCTTGTACGCAGCGCAGGCCGCTTTCTCTTCTTCGCTTGCTATGTCGTAGCTCTTCCACTTGGCTTCCAGCATTTCGAGGACAGTGGTGTCCATCGCCTCGACCTTGCTGCCAACAACTGGAATGAAATATGTGTCAAGCTCTTTCAGCGTATCGACCAAACGCTGCTTCGATTTGTTGATGCGCTCCATCCAGCGCGGCCTGTTCATTCGCTGGCCGTGGATGTGCATGTCTGTGTAGCTGCCGAGGGCATCGTTCTCGATCTGGCACGTGGCCACGAGGCGATCCTTCTCGATGATCGGAAGTTGTTTCTGCCGGACGGCGAGAGGCAGGTACGTGTCGAGCGTGGCGTAATCCACTTGCTCTTGCGTGAGTGGACTGCTCAGGTCGAACGACTGCTGCAAAGACTTGTCGATGGATTTGCCGAAGTAGCGTCCAGCAATCCCAGCCATCGAAAAGTATTTGTAATCTTTCAGCGAGTGCGCACCCGCCTTGATGACGCGCTCCACTAGGTCGATGGAATACAGCGACCAGATGCGCAGCCCGAGATTCCAGCGCAGCACTTCGTATTCGAACGGTAGGTTCTGCCCGACCTTCAAGAACTTGTTTGAGCAGAGCACCGGGCGCAGCAGGTCTTTCACTGGCGCGAAGATGTCGCTGTTCTTGCCATCGAAGCCTTGAGCCGCGATCAGCTTCTCTGTGTTGCCGTCCGCGAACGCGAGCAGGTCAATGCAGTATTGTTCGAACGAGTCACCGACCTGAATGGTGCGGATGCGACGGTTGAAGAAGTCAACGGTGATGTTGGTTTCAGTATCGAGGCCGAGCGTTGGAAGTTTGTTCCATGCTGGACGCGGACCCGTGGCTATACGCTCGATGAATGTGGCGACCTTCGCCAACCCCGCACCATCGGTGACGATCTGCGGAGCGAAGCCCTTCAGACTCTTGATGTCGAGTGTGGGCAATGATGGCGGCGCTGGCGCGACCGCAATAACAGGCTGTGTGCTCATAGTTAAACTTCGGTGACGTTACGTCGATTACTGGCGGAATGTCCGAGAGGACTTTGTGAACGGTCTTGTGGGATGTGTTTAATTTCTGAACTACGCGTAGGATCGGTTCATGGCAACCAACGTAGTTGCATTCCCGGCCCAAACAAATTGCCCAACATGCGGCAGGGCGTGTTCAGACGAAGACCTGTCCGAGTGCCTGCGCTGTGGGCAGCAGTACTGCTCTAGGGATTCGTGGGAATGCGAGTGTGACCGCGAAGCTGCTGAAGTGATCGACAGAGGGACGCGGCCTATGGTCCCGGCGCTGTCGCGGTTCCTGTCTGGATTATTTGGTGCGGCGGGGAGTAAATGATGGCATCGATGCGCGGTCGATCTCCAATGCAGCGGCGATCTTCTTCAGCGCGGTTTCGTTGGGCACACGCTCACCTGTGATGTATTTGTAAGCTCCGGCGCGGCTGATACGGGCGCGCTCGGCCAGAGTGCCTCCGGTCCATCCTGCCTTCTTCTCTTTCAAGAAGGTCTTGATCCAATCACTGAAATTTGCTTCGGACATCTGTTCTCCTTAACGTTTAAGAGGGAGGAATACTCCCATAGATTTGATCCACTGCTGTACGTCTTCGTTGCTCAACAGCGCATTGCTTCCATGTCTACTGGGTGCCCTTTAGGAGAAATCATCTCCTCGGTGTGAACTATGATGGACCCGAGCTTCATCAGCAGTGGCAGATCGGGCTTCAGCGGGTCACTCATTTGTAACATCCATTGTCAGCGCCTCCCTCTCACAGTCAGACCCTTGGTCGTCTTGGCTCCGCGTGGTCTGCCATTCTTGCGTGGAACGTATTGTGCCAGTCCCTCTTCGAATGGAACCTTGATGACGCGGCACAGCTTCAGCATCGTGTCTTCGCTTGGTCTGGCCTCATCGGTGAGATACATGTACATCATCGTCCGGCTCACTCCGGTTCGGTGAGCGACTTGCTCAACAGTGAGTCCGGTAGCCATTATCTTCTTCGGCAGCCAGTAGGGTAGATTGCTCCAGTCATCTTCACTCATGATCGAATCCTCCTGAGTGAATACTAGCTGACAACAGACGTAAGTGTCAACTGGTTACTCCGGTATTCAATCGAGCACTGGTTTGCAGCGGATGCTTGCGTACACTGTACACTGCATTTTCCATGCTTATATAAAGCATAGTTGGCTTGCCGTCAACTACGATAGTACCACGCTTTACGTTTCTTGTCAACCGAAAAATGTGTAAGCCACTTAGAACATCTTCTTGTATCTCGGATGAAGGATTTCAAGTGCTATGGCGACAGTGGGTTGAGGCTCTCCGGCGCTCGTCGCGGCGGCGGATTTGCGTTCGTACTGGTCGCGGGCGATCCGAGCGCGTTCGCAGGCGCAGGAACAGAGGGTTCCGTCGAGGCGCGGACGGCAGCCGCCGTGGGCGTACTTTTGGCAGTTGCCGCATGGACTACTACCGAGGGAGTATCGACGTGACTCGTCGCCCCGGCTGGTAAGGCGTAAAGGCTTCTTCATAGGAACCTGCTTAGGGTATCACGCATCGGTTCAGAAGTCAACTATAAAAGGTGTGTTGCAATGCCACGACAAGTTGTCGGCGCATACCAATTCCTCTTACCTTATTGACCCCAAATAACTTACCTATAAAACCACGATCCCTACCAGACCTAGGTCTCATAGTGAGAAATTTATTTTCCCCGTGTTTTCAGTGGTCTACACGATAAGTGCTTGACAACTTAGTTGGTACCTGATAGTATTGATACTGAGCCATAAGAGCGCCTCCCTCCGGGTTGAGGCCGTACACTATACATCGCTCACGACCTTCATTGAAACCTGCTCTGGACACGCTTTCGCCGCGCCTGCGCCGGAGCTTTCCCCACGCTATGTGGGTTATAGAACAGGGCCGGGATCGCCGACCGCAATCTGCGGATCAGCCCCGGCCTTACATAATTTTGATCTCGCCGGAGAGTCTGTCGGACACGGATACCTAAACGGGGATACCCGCCAAGGTCGCAACGCCGTCATGTCTCTGGCCTAGTTTTGGGAGTCAGTCGTAGAGATGCGATCACGCGGTAACCGCCGCGTGTCCCAACGTAGTTAGGTGACGATACGTTTCCCGCTTCATTGTGGAAGGGCCGTATAACGGATGGCGCACAAGAGCGCGCCCCGGCAGACATCAATCGTTCCAACTCAGTTCCATCGGGGTCCAGCGCAGCAATGGCATAAGTCGCAACCACAGGAACTCATTCCGTGTCGCAGATCGGCCCCACTCCCGGTCTGCTTTCGGGAGCCTTATGCCGAGCACGGCGGCTGAACGGCTCTCAAAGACTTTTCGCCCACGTAGCTCAACTGGCAGAGCAGCCGATCTGTAATCGGCAGGTTAGGGGTTCGACTCCCTTCGTCGGCTCCATATTGGGAGGTAGCTCAATGGCAGAGCACTCGGCTGTTAACCGAGCGGTTGCAGGTTCGAGTCCTGCCGTCCCAGCCACATGCTGCGCTTGCGCGGTATTGCAGTTGCGGTGAGTCGGACAATGCAAGAAGTTACCCGGTCGGCAACTGCAAAGTATTTTTGAAATTCGTAGCGACACCCTGAACACCCACGCAGCGTCTACGAAACGCCTCGCACGGTTAGTATAGGCTCGCACGATGTAACCGCACCGCACAGCCTCCCTGCCCAAGGGAACAGATGCGAGGGCTGCGGTCTGAACGTGGTGTCACCACGCGGAACTAGCTCGACAACCGCACATCAGTTGAGCAAAGCTCGGTCGTCCTCATTGTGCAACATAGGAGACTGAGAAGGTGACAAGATGGGATGAATGACTGGTTCCCAAGATCAACACTCCAGTCAGGTGTGAAACTCCCAACCGCCGCACGTTATAGTCGTGGGCAGCTTTTAGAAATACCTTGGCTCGTTGACTTCGCCTCGACGAGCCTTCACAGCTAGATCGTTCAACGGCAGGACAGTAGATTCTGAATCTGCTTATCTAGGTTCGAATCCTAGTCTGGCTGCCATTTTGACTTCAGTGAAACGCTGCGCAAACTGTCACAGGAAACGACACACGATTTTACGTGGGCGACTGGTATAGCTGGGAACACACTAGCCTTGCACGCTTGAGTCTCCGGTTCGAACCCGGAGTTGTCCACCAAACTAACGCAGCGACAAAGCCTCTTCATGAAAGCTGAAATATGTCGCTAGTCATAGACGCAGCGCAGGATTACCAGAGCGGACTTGCCAAGAAGCGCAGGCGAACCGAAGCGAGCGTCTTAATTTCTGCTCCGGCAGAGCGTTCAATCTCGTACGCGAAACGCGAAATACGAAGACCCCTTCGCTGGTGGGTTCCGTGAGGAGACCAGCACAAAATTCTAGCTTGGAGGGCGCGAAAGCGATCTCCTTTGCGATTACATCCCCGGCGTGAAGAACGCCGGACCCAAAGGCTCTGTTCCTAATCGGAACGGGGCCTTTTCTATTTCATACCGAAACACAAGGACAGCAATCATGGCTACCAACGTTGCATCGCCTGCGGTCGCTAATCCAGTCGGTGATCTTCTCGCAGTACCGCAAGCGTCAGAGCGTTCACTCAACCAGCCAAGCGACACAGGCATGAGATCGCACGCGCAGCAAGCACTCGACGCGTCACTCACGATTGGTAACGGCCCGGACCAGTACGACCAAGACGGAATCTTTCAGTTCTAAGCATCAAGCCTCGTCACGAGGTATCCCGCACTCATAAGAAGGAAATCAAGATGGAAGCAGCAAAGCTCGTGAAAGTATCAGACAGCATCGACCGGGGCATCAATGGACTGCCCTCGGGCGGCGATTCGGCAGGAAAGATCGCCAAAGGCACAGTCGGAGCAGGTCCGACACCCGCACCCGCCATCAACTCTGGCAAGAAGCTGGACAGCAGCTTGCTTGGCCCCAGTAACCGCGTCAGCAACGGTCAGGGAAGCCTCTACAAAGGTTCGCCGGACAACGACGAAGACGACAAGGCACTGACCACCAGCGGTAATGGCAGCACTGGCACCCACGCCTCGAACGAGTAGTCGGTCGCTCATCCTCTGAAAGGAAACCTATCCAAATGAAAAGCAATCCCTCACCCGCAGTACTGAAGCCATCGCCCGCAGGCAAACCAATGCCAATGGGCAAAGGAAAGAAATAATGTCTGACATCAACTCTGGCCTCACAGTTAGTGGAGGCCCGACGATTGCTGTGAAGAAAGTCGATCAGGCCAAAGTCGAGATCGGAAAACGCGCCCCGTTAGTGGACAGCAAATCTGATCCCGTGAAAGCGGCAATGGACAAGATTGCCAACCCTCCCTGCCCAAGGGAACAGATGCGCGGACAGCGTAACTCTCGGCACTATGACGAGAACGGAAAATCGTTCCGTGGCTCAGAGTTTGCTGCGCCGGACTCAGACGCAGGGAACTAACATGTCTGACTCCATCCACATCAAGCCCTCACACAAGGGCCTTCTTCACAAAGACCTTCATATAAGCGAAGACAAGCCGATCCCGGTAGCTGAGCTTCACGAGAAGCTCGCCGCCGCCAAGCGCAGCGGGAACGTTGCCGAAGAGCGTCGGTTGGTCTTCGCTATCAACGAACATCACTTCCACCACAACAAGGGCTAAGCCCGTAGTCAACTGCTGACTTTAACGCAGGGAGAGTCCTATGCCTGAAGAACAGAAGTCAGCATTGCTACCTGTCGTTAACACCTTCCCGACGCGGAGTGAGTCATTGGTCCTCCGCGCCGAAGCCTTAATGAACTCAGGTAGTGAAGAGAAATTAGAAGTCGAAGATCGCCGCGATGCGGTTATGTATTTGATGGGCGTGCGCCCCGATCTTAACAACCTTGAGTTGGCCCGCATTTTCAAGGTCAACGAAAAAAGCATACGCACCGACAAGGAACTAATCCGAAAACGAGTGGCTGAGGAGATCGTCAAAGGTGACGACATCTCGCTGTTCGTGTCTGACCTTCGTCGTGGTTACGAGCGCATCAAGGTTGAGTTAGCCAAGTCCACCAAGAAGTGTGAGTACGGCACGAACACGTGGCTGGCCCACACAAAGTTTGAGTGGGAGTTGGAAAAAGAAATCATCGAGGCGCTGCAAGGGCTGGGTGTACTACCCAAGAACCTCGGCAACCTCACGAAGACCCAGTTCGTGTTCAAGGCTCACGTCGCCAAAGGCGGTGGTGTCAGTGTCACGGCTGTAGAGTCTGACGAAGAACTGAAGACCATCGAGGCGCAGGAAGTCAAGTTGCTTCCGGGCGCATACGAGTCTGATGAGGACAGAGCGATCCGCGCGAAGTTTGATGCGGACTTCTCCGACGCCCCAAGAGAACAGCAGGCCCCAGAGCCAACCGCCCCCGCGCCCACAAGGGTGCTACGTGGGTAGGCATCAGGCCGTCAATTATCAGGGAACGGGCAGTGCCCTCATGGCCGGGATCACCCGGCAAGTCCCTGTTGAGCTTCACCTACCCAGCGCACACCCGAGGCAGGCTGAGCTAATCAACGCGTTCGATGCGCGCAGGCTCAGCGATGGCCGGGTGATATTCAACCCCGGCACCGGAGGCTTCGACTATCAAGCCTACCAGAGCTTGCCGCTGGCATATCCCGATCTGAAGTTTGTGGTCGGAGCGTGCGGCACTAAGTTCGGTAAGACCTACGGTTGCTCGATCCTGATCGCCCGCATGGCGTGGGAGAACGCAGACTCACTCAACTGGTGGGTCGCCCCGTCGTACAAGCAGTCGGAGATGGCATACCGCTTGGTTAAGCGGCTGCTGCCCAAAGACACATTTACAGAATACAAAGCCGATCTGCGACTCGAACTACTTGAGCCAGACGGCGCTGTTCACTCCGCGATTGAGTTCAAGTCGGCAGAGAACGATGACAACCTCCGAGGATTCGGCGTTCACTTCGCCATTCTCGACGAGGCCGCGCGTATCTCGCAGGCTTCATACGAATCCGTGTGGACCACGATGACGCAGACCGATGGCCGCATGGTCATCATCTCGACACCGAAGGGTCGCAACTTTTTCTACGACGAGTATTGCAAGGGTGACAAGTCCGGCCTGCTCTTAGGCGACGTGGACCCGAACCCAGAGTGGCTTTCGATTAGAATGCCGACGTGGACTAACCCCTACGTCAAACCACAGCGCATCCAGATGATGCAGAAGAACATGCCGTCTGACGTGTTCGAGCAGGAAATTGCTGCCCGATTCATGTTGGAGTCGGCTGGCGTCTTCCGTGGTATCGAAGGCTGCATCAAGAAGGGTCTGGTCGATGCACGTGGCCTGCCCATCAACGAAACACCGATCACTGGTCAGCGATACGTGATGGGCGTCGATCTGGCGCGTAAGAAGGACTACACCGTCATCATCGTTATCGACGTTCTTCGTCGGCACGTTGTCTACTACGCTCGCTTCAACGAGATGTCGTGGGCAGTGCAGAAGCGCCGCATCATCGAAGTATCGAGGCTCTACAACAGAGCGCGATGCTTCATGGACGGCACTGGCCTTGGCGATCCAATCGTTGAAGATGTGCGGAGCGCAGGCGTCCCGGTTGAATGTTTCATCATCTCGAATCGCTCCAAGCAGGAGTTGATAGAGAAGCTGAGAGCAGACATCGAGTTCGGGCGCATTTCATTCCCACAGCTTCAGATGCTCATCAAGGAGCTTCGCAACTTCGAGTACGAGATCAACAGCAACGGCAATATCAAATATAGCGCGCCTCCGGGGCAGCATGATGACTGTGTAATCAGTCTCGCTCTCGCCGCTCATGGAGCTAGCGTTCGACATGGAATCGCCCGCGCCTCGCAAGTGCGTGGAGTTTAACACCAAGCACTCTGTGGGGGAGGCAATGCGGTCTGATCCATCGTTGAAGAAGTGGTACTCCGTCATCAACAAAAAATTTTTCTACGGAGAGCTACCACAGAACGTAATCGTGCGGTGGTCTCTGCCCGGTGAAGAGAAGGACATTGCTTCTCTCAATCAGGCTGACGACCACCGTCACAGTTTTGTGCTTCTGATGAACCGGGAAAAGAACCCCACACGTTCCATCAAGTTAAGCACGCTGCTACACGAGATGATCCACATCGCCACGGGTATGCGCGATAACCACGGCCCGCTGTTTGAGGAGTGGAGAGTGAAGCTCGGAGAACGCGGGGCCTTCAAGAAGGGCGCGCTTCTCAAAGGCATCAGCTTGTTCTGACGCCTGATCTTATGAAAATCCCAAGTCTGATTCCATCGTCCGGCCTGCAAGTAAGCAAGCCAGTGGACGTGAGCGTCATCATTGCGCACCGCGGCCCGGAGATGGGCCTGTGGCTAACGATTGAGTCTTGCATCATGGACTTGGAGCGCAGCGGACTCAGCTACGAGTTCCGCATCTGCGCCAACGGAATTGAGAAGGCCACAGAAGACATAGTTCGGATCAAGCATTACACCGAAAAGACTGGACACGTTGGTGAGTTCCTCCACGTCGTACAGCCGATGTCACCACCCGCAGCGCGGCAGATCGTAACGGAGAATGCGAACGGGAAATACCTGTTCTTCTTCGACAACCACTGTCTTCCTACGCCGGGGTACTTCGCACGCGGCGTGAACTCAATGGAAGCGCACAACATTGACTTCCTGCATTCCACGACGCGGTTCTTCCACGGCGAGGGCACGAACTACGAATACAAGCTGTCCCTGAAGCGAGACTTCTGGACGCTCGAACCATACCGTGAACCCCTCACGCCGCTGACTCCGTACCGCGTAGCGGTCGCTGGACACGGCGGCTTCGCAGTGCGCAACAGCGCATGGAAAGAGACAGGCGGGTACTGGCAGGGCTTCGAAGGTTACGGCGGTGAGGAAACTTACACCGACCTGAAGTTCTGGCTACTCGGAAAAGAAGTTTGGATTGACCCACAAATGATCCACCTGCACTGGGCAGGCGAACGCGCCTACGCGCGGCACTTCACAGACGACTACTACAAAAACATGTTCATGGCAGCCAAGTTGATCGGCGGCGATGAATGGCTAGCACGAGTCTTCAGCAGCGCGATGAAATGCACCCGCTTCATTAGGAGAGGGCAAGTCGTCACGCCGATGTACGAGTTGATGACGGCAGCCGAAAGCAAAGCACACGAGCACTCGAAGTGGATCGCACAGCGCCGCACGCGGACTCTGGACGAACTGCTGGTGTGGTTCAAAGAAAACGACATTCGCACATAGGGCAGAGGAGGCCCCATGAATGCCCGACATTCCAATGGGGTCAGTGAACACCGGAGCAGAGCAGTCCTATCCGACCAGCGTCACCAACGTAAAGACACCCAACGTCGGTGTGGCTGACGACGGCAAGAAAGACAAGGATAAGCGCGAGATCGAGCGACTCCGGTCGCAGAGCGCCCTGTACCAAGCCTACGCACCGTTGTGGAACTTTTTCCTTGCGGCGTATGAAGGCGGCAAGTCGTTCGCATCAGCGAGCAACATCTTCCGCCATCCGCGTGAGCACCCGGACGATTTCAACGAACGCTCGAAGCGTTTGTACTACCACAATTACTGCTACCCGTTGGTGGACTTCTTCACGACGTTCATCTTCACCGAGACGATCCAGCGCGACGGCGCGACGAACCGCGAACTGTACGACAAGTTCATCACCGACGTGAACAAGAAGGGTGAGGATGTCACCACGTTCATGATGCAGGTGAGCGACGACATGCAGATTTTCGGCATGGCATATGTGTTGGTGGACGCACCACCTAAAGCAGCAGGCGCGGAGAACCTAACGCAGGCACAGCAGGATGAGCAAGGCATTCGTCCTTACTGGGTCAGCGTTCGCCCCACAGAAGTTTTGGACTGGGCGACAGATTCATTCGACCAATTCACCTATCTGAAGCGCGTTGAAGTTCAATGCCGCATCGGCGCAGGCATGGTCAAGCAGAACGTCGAGCGATACACCGAGTGGTCGCAGGCGGAAATAAAAGTTTCTGAAGTAGACATCACCAACCCCGACGAACCCGTGCTGCTGCCACAACTGGCCGCAGTGCCGAACGAGATGAAGAAAATCCCGTTCAACGTCACTCGCTACAAGCGCAGCAAGACGCACAAGTTCATGGGGCTGTCATTCCTCAACGATCTGGCGTTCGTAAACCGCGAGGTTATGAACCTCACGTCGTTGCTGCAAGAGTTCCTCTATCGACAGTGCTTCAACATTCTGGCGATGGAGTCCGATCCAAACGTTGCTGAGATCGAGCAGATGCAAGGCGAGATCAGCACAGCCAACATGCTGAAGTATGCACAAGGCACGAAGGAACCGAAGTACATCACACCGCCTGTTGCTCCCGCAGCGTTCTTACAAAAAGAACGTGCCGAGAACATCATGTCGATGTACAAGATCGCCGCGCAGGACACCCAGAACGATTTGTTCAACGGTAGCAAGTCCAGCGGCTTCGCAAAATCGCAATCCTTCCAGACCACGGTACCGAAGATCGCAACGCGCGCTGAGTCTCTCGAACAAACCGAGATGAAGCTGATGGAACTGACCTTCGAATACATGGGCAAGAAATGGGACGGCTCGATCAAGTACAAGGATCACTACCAGATCACGAACTTGACCGATGCCCTGAGCCAGCTATCAACCCTCTTCAAAGACTTGCAGATCAACTCGAAGACATTTGCAGAGATGCAGATGAAACGAATGATCGACGAGTTCGACGGCAAGCTCACCCCTGCCCAACGCAAGAAGGTCTACGAAGAGATCGAAGCAATCGACTGGGATGAATGGTTCGACACAATGAAGCTCGCCTTCTTGGGTCGCGCAGCTATGGCCCCAGAGACGGCGCTGTTAATGGACGAGCCTGCCGTAAAGGAAGGCGCAGCAGCCGCAACGGGAGCACCTATCAAGGGCAAGGACACAGCGACGGCGGCTTCAACACCGCAGCGCGCCACGTCCGGCTCAGCCGAAGTCGCCAAGGAATCGGCGAAGAACGGCAAGAAGTAATACGCCCGAAAGGGCTTTCCCTTGGACCCGAGGAAATGGGCACTCAAGCAGGGGCGACCCACACGGTCGCCCTTAGCTGTTGACGTTTAAGCGCGTCTTGAAACAAAGCTGAAAGGACACTTTTATGGCAGTAGATAAAGACGGTAACGAGATCGTTGTTCCTCCCACACCCCCGAAGGTTGAGTTCACGGCGGAACAGCAAGAGCACATCAACAACTTGTTCAACCAGCGGTTCGGAAAAATCCAGTCGAAGCACGAACAAGAAATCAAAGGCTTGTCCGATTCTATTGAACTTCTGAAAGCCAAGCAAACGCCGGAGCCGCCCGCGCCGCCCGCGAAGTCCGCGACGGAAGAAGAAAACGCCCGCCAGATGAAAGCATTTCTGGACCAAGAGAAGGCCGTAACGAAGGGCGTGCAAAGCCTGCTCGATGCAGAGAGAGCGGACAAAGCCAAGGTCATCGCCGAGAACAAAAAGATTCTGAAGGATCAGGCGATCAACGAGGCCGCAGGAACACTCCCCAACGGAGTGGAGTTCTACGAGTTGAAGACTGTGAAGAAGCTGGTTGAGGACGACATCGAGTTTGATGGCGACACGAACCAGTGGGTCGTGAAGGAAAACGGAAACATCAAGCTGAACAGCGGCATGACTCCGATGACCCTGACCGAGTACTTCTCGCAGTTTGCTGCTGCCCGTCCTTACCTTGTGAAGGGCGCGGTGAAGAGTGGCAGCGGGTCCGCTGAGAGCGGTCGCGCCGGAAGTTTCCAAACCAACCTCGGAACCGTCAAGACCAAGGCCGACGTGAAAACCACGAAGGAAAAGGTCGAGTACATCACCAAGTTTGGCTACGCCGCGTGGGAAAAGTTACCCACGAAGTAGCAAGAATCCTTGAGTCAGCGTTGGCCCGAGTAAGACCGCCGATTCAAGTCCGGTATTTTAGTGTGCTTCTGCCGGGAAGCCAACAGAAGCGCACAAATATCAACGCAATCATATAGGAGCTTTAACCATGAGTATCGGCACACAGTCCGATTTCGTAATCTACAACGCTCAGTTCTGGGGCGGGGTCGTCGAGACCTTGCAGCAGAACACCGAAGCGTTCAACGCGGCTTCACAGAACGCCGTCCGTCTCGTCACCCGCAGCATTCTGGGCGACTACGAACGCGAGTCGTTCTTGAAGTCCACTGCGTCCCTGATCTCTCGCCGGGACATCACTGCCACCACTGGCGTGACCGACAACAAGCTGTCGGCTGGCGAACTGATCGGCGTGAAGGTCAACCGCAGACTCGGCCCGGTCACACAGTCTCGGGATGCCTTCCGCAAAATCGGCGTATCGCCTGAAGAGTTCAGCTTCATGCTGGGCCAGCAGAGCGGTCCGGCAATCGCAATCGACTACATCAACCTCGCGGTTGGTGCAGTGCGCGCTGCGATCAGCAATCAGGCAGCATTGCAGTACGACGCAACGGCTGACACCCTGAAGACCTTGAACCACACCGCAATGGTCGGCGGCATGTCGAAGTTCGGAGATCGCGCGGCCCGGATCGTTTGTTGGGTCATGCACTCCAAGAACTACTTCGATCTGATGAAGCAGCAGATCGCTGACAAGTTGTTCGAAGTCGCTGGCGCTACCGTGTACGCGGGCACCATCGCAACCTTCGGCAAGCCTGTCGTGGTTCTGGACAGCCCGAACTTGTTCACCACAGGTTCCAACGCAACCACATACGATGTTCTCGGCCTCGTCGAGAACGGTGTGGAAGTTGCGGAGTCCGAAGAGCGGGACATCATCTCACAGCCTGTCACCGGGTTGGAGAACTTGGTGGACCGTATTCAGGGTGAGTATGCGTTCAACCTGCGCGTCAAGGGTTGCGCTTACGACACCACACAGGGCTTCAACCCTCTGGATGCGACTCTGTTGACCGCTGCCACATGGATCAAATCCGTGGCTGATAACAAAGAAATGCCGGGGATCAGGGTCACCACGAACTAGTCTCTGCTTTCTGTTAGTCAGCAGAAAACCTCAGAAGGGCCGGAGTTTTGTCCGGCCCTTTCGTCGTTGATCTTATGGCCCGTAGCAGAAGTACGAATTACAAAGAAGTGCAGCGCGTGCGTACGGCTGCCAAGAGGGCGGCACGCAAGTCTGGTTATCTTTGCATGGACTGTGGCGACCCGTTGAATGGGTCCGCATATCGGTGCCCTTCATGTCTGGACAAGCGCAACGCCAGAACGATTGAGCGCCGATCCGAACTGAAACGCAAATGCGTTGAGTTCTTCGGTGGAGCATGTCACGACTGCGGTTTCGTTACTGACATCCTTGCCGTTTACGACTTCCATCATCTCGATCCCGAGCAGAAGGACTTCAACCCGTCAAACCTGCTTGACACATTGCAGTGGGAAAAGATTTTGCCGGAGCTTGTGAAGTGTGTGATGTTGTGCTCCAACTGTCATCGCACCCGGCACGCTAAGGAAACACAATGTCAGACACAGCTTGTAAGTGTGGTAAGCCAGATTGCATCAAGTGCGCCAAGTCTTACGCTGGGCCTCCCAACGTAAACCCTAGCAGCGGGGCCATTGGCCGACTAATGAACAAAGCGGCAAAAGCCAAACGAAATTAGTTCCAAAGTACGAACCTGCCCTTGGAGGTAGAGACCAAATGCCCACCCCGTTTTTCGTTATTAACAGCACCATCGCGGACGAGCGAGCGAACAGCTATTGCGCTGTTACCGACTTTACAAACTACTGGACGCAGCACTATGACGCCGTTACCGCCGCATTGATGCTGGCGATTGTTGACCCGTCGCTGCTGCTCGTGAAAGCGTGCCGCACTCTTGAGACGCTTCACTTCACAGAGCCAGTCGATCCTTTGTCCGACTACCATCTCGTGTACGACTCCCGCAGCCAGACGATCCGCTGGTGAAGAC